CCTCGACGTGGTGGACACCTTCGGGAACATCCTTCTCAAGGTGCCGGTGCCGATGAACCATGACCATTATACCCAGCTCATGAAATACTACGGAAAGGTCAAAGACTTTCCGCGGTACTTCGACCTGAAAAACAACTATGCCGACCTCCGGCCTCGTGATGCTGCCACGGTCCACAAGTCCCAGGGCAGTACCTACGACTCCGTCTTCATCGATCTAGGCAACATCAGCACTTGCAATGTTCCGTCGCAGGTGGCGCGCATGCTTTATGTCGCGTTTTCTCGAGCAAAAACCAGGGTTTTCCTCTATGGTTTGCTCGCCAACAAGTACGGGGGCCTCGTCCTCACGTAGACAGAAGGGACACCATCATGAGCGCGAAGGCCACCCTCTATGAACTCGTCACCGGCCTGATCGCCACCCTATTCGAGCGGGAGGAAGCCTCCCTGACCAGACGCATCGAGAACGTAGCCACCCGGAACAGTGCTCTGGGTGGCTCCATAGACGGCTGCCGGCATGCGGGCGTGGTGTTCACCTCCCTGAAGGGCAAGAAGCGCTCCATGGGCAGCTACAGCCGGATCCATCCCACCCTGGTGGAGGAAGCCAACCTGATCCTGGAAGACCAGAAAATCCTGGCTTCTGAGAAGGCCAAGATCCAGCAGGCATTCGCCATCGTCCTCCGGGACGCGCGCTCGCTACAGGATATTCGCGATGCCCTTCCCAACGCGGTCAGGGACATAGCCCCGGAACTTTCGCACCTGGAGCGGACCCGTCCGGAAGCCTACACCCTTGCAGATAATCCCCGATCATATACACAATATATGAAACTGCGGGATAAGATTGAATATCACGTCGCCTCCCGCATGCTTTTCTAGATAATCCCGGGAAAAATTATGCACCACCTCGTCTACGGTCCGGAGGGAAAGCAGACCTACAAAATCTGCATTCTCGTCAACGACATCCACAAAGACAAGATCGAGCAGACCTACATCACCCCCTACAAGATCGCGAAGGAGGAGGTGATCGTCATCAGCCTGCACCAGAGCCAGGTCACCAAGAAGACCTCCGCCGCGGAGCAGAAAGCCTACATCACCGAGGAGCTGGGACCGACGCTCCTCGACCTGGGTGTGGAGTACCTGATCGTCGGGGATGGCGACTATTTCAAGACCCTGACCAAGAGCCCCAAGGTGGACCCGGTGCTGGGCTATGTGCTCGACACCGAGTATGGCCCCTGGAAGGTGGTCTACGTCCCCAACTACCGAGCCATGTTCCATGATCCGGCCGGCGTCACCAAGAAGGTCGCCCAGGGCATCAACGCCCTGAAGTCCTGGGTCCAAGGAACATACCGCGAACCGGGCACGGGGATCATCGAGTTCGGCGCCTACCCCCAGACGGTCGACGAAATCGCCGACTGGCTGGAGCGTCTGCTCGAAATGGATCGGCCATTGGCGATCGACATCGAAGGCTTCTCGCTCAAGCACTATGACGCCGGCATCGGCACCATTTCGTTCGCCTGGTCCAAGACCGAGGGCGTCGCCTTCCCAGTGGACATCCTGGACGATCCAGAGCACTCGGCACAGGTGCGGGAGCTCCTGCGGAACTTCTTCTGGCGGTTCAAGCAGAAGGCGATCTATCACCGGATCGCCTATGACGTGTACGTCCTGATCTACCAGCTGTTCATGAAGCACATCCTCGATAACGAGGGGCTGCTCCTTGGCCTGGAGATCATGCTCCGCAACTGGGACGACACGATCCTGATCTCGTACCTGGCCACCAACTCATGCGGCGGCAATACGCTCGGCCTCAAGAGCCAGGCCCAGGAATACGCCGGCGACTATGCCCAGGAGAATATCAAGCAGATCCGAAACATCCCCCTACCAGAGCTGCTCCAATATAACCTGGGCGACACACTCTCCACCATGTTCCTGCTCGAGAAGCACTGGGACACGATGGTCGCCGATCAGCAGCTCGGGATCTACGAGACCATCTTCAAGCCGGCCATCAAGGACATCATCCAGATGCAGCTGACCGGCATGCCGATCGACATCGAGCAGGTAGCCCGGGTCAAGGAGGCGCTGATGGGAATCAACAGCGACGCCGTGGACCGGATCCAGAGCTCGTCCCTGGTTCAGGGGTTCAGAACGGTCCTGGCCAACGAATGGGCCACCAAGCGGAATCAGGAGCTGAAGAAGAAGCGGGTCACCCCGAACGACTTCAAGAAGGACTTCAACCCCAATTCGGGGCCTCAGCTGGGCAAGCTGCTCTATGAGGTGATCGGTCTCCCGGTCCTGGACTATACCGACACCAAGCTGCCGGCCACCGGCGGCGACACGCTCAAGAAGCTCTTGAGCTATACCGAGGATCCCGCTGTCAAGGAGCTCCTCAACGCCCTGATGGATTTCAAGGCGGTCGAGAAGATTCTGTCCAGCTTCATCCCGTCCCTGGAGAACTCCAGGCAGGGTCCGGATGGCTGGCACTGGCTCTTCGGATTTTTCAACCTCGGTGGCACGGTCTCGGGGAGGCTCTCCTCCTCCGGACCCAACCTGCAGAACCTGCCGGCCAACGTCGTGATGACGCTGCACCCGGCACTCCTGGAGCGCTACCGGGCCATCCTGGCACCCTTCGTCAAGGACGGGAAACTCAGCCTCGGGAAGCTCATCAAGAGCTGCTTCATGGCCCCTCCTGGCTGGTTCTTCTGCGGCATCGACTTCGCCTCGCTTGAGGACCGGATCTCGGCGCTCACCACCAAGGACCCGAACAAGCTGAAGGTCTATACCGACGGTTATGACGGACACTGTCTCCGGGCATATGCCTACTTCGGGGACAAGATGCCGGACATCGATCCCAACTCGGTGGAGTCGATCAACTCGATTGCCAAGAAATACCCGGATGAACGGCAGACAGGCAAGAACCCAACCTTCGCCTTGACCTACCAAGGGACCTTCAAGACCTTAATGTCGAATTATAACTTCTCGGAGCAACTCGCCAAGAAGTGTGAATCGGCCTATCAGGTCCTCTACAAGGTCTCGGTCGACTGGGTGAATGCCAAGCTCGACCAGGCGTGCAAGGACGGCTACATCACGGCAGCCTTCGGGCTCCGGGTGCGGACGCCCATGCTCCACCAGGTCATCCGGGGGACCTCGAAGACGCCTTCTTCGGCTGAAGCCGAGGGACGCACCGCGGGCAATGCGCTAGGTCAGTCCTGGTGCTTGCTCAACACCCGGGCCGGCTCGGAGTTCCTGGGCAAGGTGCGCGCCAGCGAATACCGCCATTCGATCAAGCCCTGCGCTCAGATCCATGATGCCCAGTATTACCTGGTCCGGGATGACATCGACGCGATCCAGTACGCCAACACCAACGTGGTGATAGCCTGCCAGTGGCAGGACCATCCCGACATCTGGCACGACGAGGTCAAGCTCGGCGGGGAATTCGGCATCTTCTATCCAAATTGGAGCAAGGAGGTCACCCTCCCGAACGGCGCCAGCCAGGCGGACATTTATGCCGCCTTCGAGAAACACGTCGCCAAACTGGCCGCCTGATAGCGTGGGGCCAGGGAAAACCCCCTGGCCCCCAGGAAAGTGGGGCGCACGCCATCCCTGAAGCGTGTAGATTCGAGGCGCCAAAATCGCGCTTCGATTTTCAGATTATCATTGCAAAAATATGCTACGGGGATATTGTTTTTCCCCCTGGGGTATTTTTGACTAAATCCCGGAACCCTCCTCCCACAGAGGTCACCATGCGTCTGACGAACATCCACGGGATCAGTCTGCCGTTGGCAGTCTGGCTCCTGGTCGACGAGTACGATCACATCGACGAACCGAACTACATCTCGGCCACGAGCCTACTGAAGAGCACCCGGCAGCTGGTCCTGGCCCGCCGGGTGGACGAGGAAACCCGGGAGCTCGATATCAGCGCTTTCCTGTCATCGAAGATGGGCACGGCGATCCACGACTCGATCGAGAAAGCGTGGCAGACCAAGGGACAGTGGGCCATGCGGAAGCTCGGTTACCCCGAGCACATCTGGTCCAACATCATGGTTAACCCGAGCCAGGAAGAGCAGGACGCCAATCCGAACCTGATCCCGATCTGGATGGAGCAGCGCGCCTTCAAGGAGATCGACGTCAACGGCACCACCTTCAAGATCGGTGGCAAGTTCGACATGGTGCTCGACGGCCGGCTGTTCGACGCCAAGTCCACCTCGGTCTACTCCTACCTGCTCGGCCGCAAGGACGAGGACTATGGATGGCAGGGCGGCGTCTATCGCTGGCTCAACCCGAGCCTGATCACGAGCGACCACATCTTCATTCAGTTCATCTTCACGGACTGGCAGAAGGCTCGCGCCAGGAACGACACGAGCTACCCGCAGACCAAGGCGATCGAGTACCCGGTCCCACTGCCCTCGCTGGAAGCGACGGAAGCCTTCATCCGCAACAAGCTCGGGCAGCTCCAGAAATACTGGGATGCCCCCGACGAGGACATCCCGCACTGCACCGACAAGGAGCTGTGGCGGAGCGAGACCGTCTACAAATATTACGCCGATCCCACCAAGACCCAGGGCCGATCCACCAAGAACTTCGAGGGTGACAAGGCCGCGGCATTCGAGCACTTGGCCTCGAAGGGTGGGAAAGGCACCGTCTTAACTGTCCCAGGCGAAGTGAAGGCGTGCGAATTCTGTCCCGCGTTCAATGCCTGCAAGCAAAAGGACCTCTACTTTGTCAGCCCTTGATTTCGCCAAGATGCAGCATCACCCGGCGGTCACCGAACTCGTCGACGTGCTCTGCTCGCGCACCGAGAAGAAGGACCGCGGGTTCTTCCAGGCCACCGTGGCCTACTACCTGAGCATGATGGCCTCGTCCATGCGGGCCACCATCGAGCTCAAGAACAAGAGCGAAATCCCGGTGAACGCTTACGTGATCGCCCTGGCCAAGTCTGGCTATGGCAAGGGCCACTCGGTCTACATCATGGAAGAGAACATCATGAAGCCGTTCCGGGACCGCTTCAAGGAGGACACCTTCCCGACGATCGCCGAGCAGTCCTTGTGGGCACACGCCAACAAGCGCGCGGCGCACAACGGCACCGACCAGCAGGAGGAGTACGACCGGCTCTCCAAGGAATACAAGCGCCTCGGCCCGTTCGAGTTCGACTTTGGTGACGCCACGGTCGCAGCCGTCCGGGATGCCCGTCAGAAGCTCCTCCTGGGCGGCGCCGGCAGCATCAGCCTGCAGATCGATGAGATCGGCAGCAACCTCCTGGGCGCCGCCGACGTGCTCACCATCTACCTCGAGCTCTTTGAGCAGGGGATCGTGAAGCGCAAGCTGCTCAAGAACACCGTCGACAACCCCAGAGGGGAAACCCTCGAAGGCAAGACGCCGGCCAACATGCTGCTGTTCGGCACACCGATCAAACTCATGGACGGCGGGCCGGTGGAGAAGGAGTTCGATTCCTTCCTCAAGATCGGCTATGCCCGGCGCTGTATCTTCGGCTTCGGCGAACACATCGTCGATCCCAACAAGCCGGCGGAAACCGCCGAGGAAGCCTACGATCGCGAGAACAACCCGCAGGACACCGCGGCGATCCACAAGTGGGCGACGCACTTCTACAACCTGGCCGATCCGACCATGGTCAACTGGAAGGTGTCCCTCAGCGACGAGGCCGGCATCGAGCTGACCCGTTACCGGAAGCATTGCGCTCACATCGCGGACAACCTGCCCGAGACCGACGAGATCCGGATCGCTGAGATCCGGGATCGCTACGCGAAGGCCAGGAAGCTGGCCGGCACGTTCGCCTTCATCGAGAGCTCGACGGAGATCCTCGTCGATCACCTCTATCCCGCGATGAAGTTGATCGAGGAGGCCGGCGAGTCCTTCCAGAAGATCCTCGCTCGCGAGGAGGCTTATGTGAAGCTGGCCAAGTACCTGGCCAACGTCGGCATCCGGCAGACGAACGCGCAGCTGGAAGAGAAGCTCTCGTTCTACAAGGGCGGCAACGCCCGGCGCAATGAACTGATGACGATGGCGATGTCTTGGGGCTACTCCAATCACATCCTCATCCAGAAGTCGTTCATTCACGGGAACATCGAAGCCTACAAGGCCGACAGCCTGAAGGAAACGGATCTGAACAAGATCGTTGTTTCCTACTCGGCGGACTTCGCCAGGGACTATCTCCCGGAGGAAGTTCCCTTCAACCAGATGCATCTTCTGACGCAAGCGCCGGGAATGCATTGGGCGAACCACCATTTTATTGGCGGGCACCGGGCCGAGAAGGATGTTATAGCTGGCTTCAACATGGTCGTCGTCGACGTGGATCAGGGCGTGTCCCTGGCCCAGGCTTGCCAGTTGATGAAGGACTACATGTTCCTCGTCTACACGACCAAACGTCATCAGACGGAAGGTCATGGGGACAGGTTCCGCATGCTGTTCCCGATCAATTACAGGCTGGAACTCGACAACGATGAGTATATGAAGTTCATGCGCTCGTTCTTCGAGTGGCTCCCATTCAAGACGGATGAGAGTTACGACAAGCGCGAGAAGAAGTCGATGAGCCACGATGGAGGATCCTTCCACTACAACCTCACTGGTGGCGTGCTCGACGTTCTGGACTTCATCCCGAATACCTCGCGCAATGAGCTTCATCAGCAGATGACCAAGGACCTCAAGTCCCTGGACAATCTCGAGCGCTGGTTCGCCGGCCGCGTCAAGAACGGCAACCGCAACAACCACATGATCCGGTACGCTCTGTGCCTGGTCGACAATGGTTGGGACTTCAACTCGGTCAAGGCCCAGGTCTTGGCTTTCGACAAGAAGCTGCCGGAACCCATGGGTGAGGACGAGATCTCTCGCTCGATCCTGGTGACGGTCGCCAAGAAGTACCAGGGAGCCTGATGAAACACGCTCGCGAGGACTACAACCGCATCCAGGACCCTGCCGGGCTCATCCCACAAGATGAGCCTGTCTTCCTCATCCGAGGACAGGACCGCTGCGGTCCGGAGGCGCTCCGCAATTATGCCCGGCTTGCCGCGCTGGCGGGCGCTGAGACGGGGGTGATCCGGCTCACGCTGGACCATGCCCGTCTGATGGAACAGTGGCAGGCGGAGCACCGCCAGAAGACCCCAGACCTAACAAAGACAGCCTGACCCCTCAGGCTCTTTTCTTGGGTTCCATTATCACGGAAAACCAAAGAGAAAATCGAGGAATATATGGTGGACAAGAACAGGGTCATCGCGCAGGTCATGCAGCTGCCTGCCGAGGACCAGCCGGCAGTCATTGCCGCGGCGATCGCCGAGTGGATGGTCGATGCCCGTGGCATGACCCAGCTCTTCGAGCAGGTCTCTGAGGCCATCAGCGCCGCGGGCGACGACGAGCTGCAGGGCGAGTTTATCGCTTCCTTGGAGGACTGGGAGTAATGCAGAACGAGAACGAACAGCTAGTGCTGGTCTCGGGGGAGTCCGCGACTGGCAAGTCCGCCAGCCTGCGGAACCTTCGGAACCAGGAAGGCTGGATGTACCTGAACTGCGAAGGCAAGCGATTGCCGATGCGCAGCGGGGTCAAGACCTTCAAGATCACCGAGCCCTACCAGGTCTACGAAGGCTTCAACCATGCCCTGGCCAACCCGACCAAGTGGCAGGGCGTCATCATCGACACCATCACGTTCCTGATGGACATGTTCGAGAGCCAGTACATCAATGGCGCCGCGAACACCCAGAAGGCGTGGGGCGACTATGGCCAGTTCTTCAAGGGCCTGATGCAGGACAAGGTGGCCAACCTCGGCAAACCGGTCATCATCCTCGGCCACACCAAGCGCGAGCTGGACGAGAAGGCCATGGACTACCGGACCCAGGTGCCGGTCAAGGGCTCGCTCAAGAACAACGGCGTCGAGGCGTATTTCTCGACGGTGGTTTCCCCCAAGAAGATCTCGATCCTGGAGCTGGAGAAGTACGGCTCCGACCTGCTCACCATCACCGACGAGGACCGCGAGCTCGGCTACAAGCACGTCTTCCAGACCCGGGTCACCAAGGACACGGTCGGCGAGCGCATCAGGTCGCCCATGGGGATGTTCTCGAAGGAGCAGACCTACATGGACAACGACTGCCAGCTCTTGCTGGATCACCTCGACAAGTTCTACAAGGGCTGATTATCTAAAAATCAGCCTGCTATTTTCAGATAAATGAAAGGAAACTATCTGATGTCTCTCTTCGGCAACCTCACCAGCGCCGGCCTGGAAGAAACCCAGGATCGTCTCGGCGGCTTCAAGGTCCTCGAGTCCGGTCCCGTCACCGGCAAGATCAAGCTGGCCTATGCCGGCAAGTCGGCCAACTCCGACGCCCAGAGCGTTACCATCGTCCTCGACACCCGCGAGGCCGGTGAGTACCGGGAGACCTTCTGGATCACCAACAAGGAGGGCAAGAACTTCTCCGAGAAGGACGGCAAGAAGACCGCGCTCACCGGCTTCACCCACATCGACGACATCTGCGTCATGACCACCAACAAGCCCCTGGCGTCCCAGGCGCACGAGGACAAGGTCATCAACATCTACAACGCGGAACTCCGGCGCGAGGCGCCCACCACGGTGCCGATGCTGGTCGAGCTGCTCGGCAAGGAGATCACCTTCGGCATCCTCAAGCAGATCGAGCAGAAGCAGGCCAGGAACGCCACGACCGGCGTCTACGAGGACGTGGAGGGCTTCCGTGAGACCAACGTGACCGACAAGGTCTTCCACTACCCGTCCAATCTGACCATGGTGGAGGCCAAGAAGGGCAGCCAGACGCCGACCTTCTATGCGGCCTGGGTCGAGAAGAACAAGGGCCAGACTCGCGATCGTCGCAACTCGAGCGGCGGCGCCCAGACCATCCAGGGTGGTCGTGCAGGACGCCCGGCCGGCGGCCCGCCGCTTGCCAATGGCGCAGGGCCGGTCAAGACCACGTCGCTGTTCGGCTGACTGACTGACATCGGTTAACCTGGATCAAAGAAAGGAACCAGGGATGCTGATCCCAGTCCTCGGCATGGACCCGAGCTTAACCAATTGGGGCCTTGCCGAGGCTTCTCTGGACCTCACGACTGGCGTACTATCGACCCCCTACCTCTCCCTGATTCAACCCGAGGAGCTAGAGGGAAAGCAGGTGCGCCAGAACTCCCAGGATCTGCACAAGGCCGAGCAATTGGCCGCGCCCGTCATCGAGAAGGCACGCAAGGCGAAGGCCATCTTCGTCGAAGTGCCGACTGGCTCACAATCGGCCAGGGCGATGGCGAGCTACGGCGTCTGCGTTGGTGTCCTCGGGGCTATC